AAATAATTTATCTGAAAAAGATATTAAACTTATTATAGAAACAAATGAGAATCCACCACCACCAAATGAAAAACTTAAAGAGGCGTTTAAACAATATAAAACCGACATGAATATGACAAATAAAGAGAAATTAATCTTAGATATCTTAACAAAGGGTTTGGAGTCAATTATTAAGGTTGGTGAAGAGCAAGAAGAGATGTTAAAAGATTTAAGGGATAATGGTTATGGTGATATCCATCCATTCCACAGAGATGAAATGAAAAGTGGTATTTCTTATACTCATGGGTATTCGGTTGGTCATAAGTGTTTGGCTGAACAGGTTATTGAATTACTAAAAATGACCGAAGATGAAATTACCTCAAAGATTGAAGATGATAAAAGAATCGAAGAGGAGAATAAAAAGTATATGGAAGACTTATTAAAATCATTTAAGGATAAGGATAATGAATAAAATACATGACGCATTAAGAGAAGAGTGGATTGGTAAACAATTCGTTTATACATCTAAATATGGTAGTGAAACCATAGGTGAGATAAAAGACGTTTTGATTGGTAATCAGATAAAGTTTGATTCAAACACCGAAAATAGAATTAAAGATATTGTGAAACAGAAATCTGAGAATAAACCTAATAGTAGTATTCTGAATAAGGTTTTTGAATCTAGAAAGGTTAAAGAGTCAAATGATTTTGAGTGGATTGGTTTCAGACCTAGTGTTGAAATAATATCAACAAAAAATATTATCTATAAGTTGGATGAAATTTATATATTGAATAAATAAGATGAAAGGAAAAGTAAGTTTTGATTTTGATGCCACTCTATCCAGGGACGCTATACAAATATACGCAAGAGAATTAGTCAGAAAAGGTTTAGAAATTTGGATTGTAACAACCAGACATCGGGAACATGATAATAATGACTTGATTGAAGTTGCTCAGTGGTGTGGGATTAAATTAACTAATATCCACTTCACCAACGGAAAACTAAAATGGAATTTCCTAAAAGATAAGGGATTCTTATTCCACCTGGACGATGAATGGGTCGAACTCAATTATATTCGTGATAACACAGACGTTACACAAATAAGTTCATTCGGTAATCCAGATTGGAAGGATGATTGTGAGAAAGTTATTAATGGTTCTCAGGTAAATAAGGAGGTTGTGGAGGATAACCCACCCTGTTATTTTGACCATAATGGTGAATGTTTGGTTTGTGATTGTGATGTTACGAATTGTGCGTGGGTTCGGTATAATACTCAAGATTATAAGTGGGAGTCTAAAGAAGAATTGGATAATATGTTTGGTAATTCAAAAAATTAATATTATATTAAAACAAAACACAGATGAGTAAAGAAGATAAATTAAAAGCTATTAAAGAAGTTATCGAATGTATTGATAGTGGTAAACAATCTTTAGAAAATGGATTGGATGAGATAGATTTTATAATTAATGAAACAAATTAAGCCAAAACAAAGATGACTAGAAGAGAGGCAGAGAAGAAAGTAATAGAGAAATGGGGATTCTTACCTTACGGTGGTGTTATTTTATCCTTATATGAGATGGACGATGAGATACCTGATGAGTTGGTAAAATATGAATTAGAAAGAAGTCCATATAAACCATCAGGTAATTTTATGGTTGTATCACCACGAGTTGCAGAAGCATTAGATGAAATTATAAACCAAAACAAAGATGAGTAAGATGATTGATTTTTTGAAAAATATTTTTCATAAATGTAAAATGAAAACTGTTGATATACCTCATTCAAATAAAAAAGGAGAGATTTGGATTCAAGAATGTGTTTGTGGAAAACAACAAGAAGTTATGTTTAATCATAATGGAGAGTGTGTAAGAATTAAATCAAAACAAAGATGAGTAAGTTAAAAAAGATATGGAGAAACATTAATTACTGGCCTCGTAGAAAATGGAGACAGATTAAAAATGTTATTGGTTGGATTCCTGTGGTATGGAAACAATTTGACTTTGATTATCGATATTCATTAGATGTGTTCTAACATCAGTTATTGAAACAAGCCAAGTTTATGGAATCAGATAAAGCTTATGGTGTTAACTCACATATTGACGCCCAAAAGATTAGAACGGTTGTTAGGTTGATGGATAAGGTTTATGATGAAGAATACATGAATGACTGGCATAAGGGAAAGATTGAGTTTAAAGAAGCGATGAAAAAACAAGAAAGAGCCCATAAACTTCTATGGAAATTAATTGAATTTTATATTAGAGGCTGGTGGGACTGAAACAAAACAAAGATGAGAAAGCTAGGAAACTTGGTAGAAGATAATGTGTGAGTGATTTGGGGGAGTGAGGGCTTATTTGTATATTCATGTATAAGAAAAATTGGGAAATATGAAAAAATATAGAAAAACAGCAATAGTAAAAGCCAAGATATTTGAAGAAGGGGATGAAGATGGGTTCATTTCAAGATATTACAATGATGAAGATGTAGCAGAAGATGGGTGTGTTACTACAAATGGGATTATGGGAGAACATGAAATTAAAGTTCCTTATGTTTCAACACTTGAAAATCAGAAACACATGAGTTCAGGTTTTGGGCGTGAATATTTATGTGTTGGAATCAAAGGTGAGAGATGGTTAGTAGAGAAAAGTATATTCGAATCAACCTATGAAGAAGTTCATTAAATCGTTAGTAAAAAAGGTTGGATTGAATTAGAAAAATTAAATCAAAACAAAGATGAGTAAAAAAGATAAAATAGTAAAAATATAACCGGCTTGGTGGATGGATACACGACCCTATGACGATAGGGTTACTCTTAATAATAAGTCAGTTGGGCATAATAACTCGAGTTGGGAAATAACCTTAACGTAACTGACAAATATAGAGCAAACAGGTTCGAATCCTGAAGTCGGTCAAAATTAAAATATAAAGATATGACAAATTCAGAACATTTACAATGGTTACATGATAGAATAGTTAATGTCTATGGTGAAAGTGAGAATGTTGATTTCTTAATTAAGTTTAGAGAAATAATTAAGGATATTAAAGACGAGGAAGATATTAAATATATTAAAGAGAATCTTATGAAAGGTTTAAGTAAAGATATACCCAAAGATTTTCTTACAAATTATGAAATTTAATAAAATGAAAACTTAAAATTATAATAAAAGTATAACATAATAAATAAAAAAAATAAATATATGAAACTAATAAATGAAACTTTCTTAATTGACACCTTTGATAAGGTATTAAAATCAGGTGATTTACAAAAATTGGTAAATGTTAAAAAATCAGAATCTAATGAATTAGAAGAACATTTGATTTCTGCGTCAATTACCTCTGAACAGCATAAATTGATACAATCTCTGAATATAGATGAAAAAGTGGAAAAGTATCTATTATCCGAGCTCAAAGATTTATTTTTCAAAAAAATAACAGACTTCATTTATTCCAACAATAAAATAATACAAAAGAACGAATTGGGACAGAATATAGATGATAATCAAATAGTGATAGGTAGTTCTAGCGCAATTATGGATATTCCTGAAAATATATCTACTATTTTAGATTACAATAAAAGCTTCAGTGATAATTCTTTAGCTATCACCGATAAAATTAATTTAATTATAGACTACAATTCAATAAGAATACAAACAATTGGCATGGAAGGATTTGCTCCTAGAATGAATTGTAAATTTAGTTTTTGTTTATCTGATTCAGAGTGATAATTGCACATAACGGTTACAGATAGGTGTAGTTTTTCCTTAAATTGAAACACAAACCTAAGAAATATGAAAAATTACAAATCAAAACACATCAATCCAGAAACCTTTGAAGAAAAGGAAATAGAAACTTTGATACCTACGTCAATAGTTGAAAATGTTAAAAATTCACTTAATGGACTTGGAGAAGAATTTATGGTAACACCAACAATGATTAATCCAGATGATTTGAGTGTTGTATTTGGCGTAATTGAAACAGATATAAATTCTTCTCGTTTGAAGTATAAAGTTTCTATTTCCTTACAAAAATAATATTACTTATAATGGAATAGTATAAAAACAGTAGTTATATGGAGGATAAAATATTTAATATAGTAACAGACCTAATTAGAGATGACATAACGAAAGATGAAGCAATAGAAAAGCTATTGGTTTTATACGGTGTTAGCGTTTCGTTTTTGTATGACTTTGTAAATAAATTTACAGATACAGAAATACCAAAGGAGGCAATAAAAGAAACTTTAAACCAACTAAATGAACGCTAACGGAAATAATAAAAATTAAAGCGATATGAAAGAACAAATTTTAAAGATAGCTAAACAGCTAGAAAATGAGGAAATAAATGAATTTGAAGCAAGAGGCGAGCTTTTGTTTTTATTTGGTGTTAGCAAACGTGTTTTAGGAATAGAAAGCGTAGGCAACCTAATAAAATCAATGCCACTCGACCAAGCAATACAGATAATGAAAAGCGATATTACAGGACAGCCACAAACAACTGTAATAGATGGGGAAATAGTTGTAGCGCATGTTTGCTAACGGTTTGGCTATTAAGCGTTGAGGAACGAAATGATTTATAGGTTGTGTTATATACTGGCACGACTTTAACAACTAAAATTTAATAAAATGGTACATTCTAAATTTATAATTGAAGGCGAAAACTTGATAATGGCTAAATGCACTTTTCATAAACAACTTGCAACTGACAAAGAACAAGTAAAAGGTGGTGGATGGTTTAGGTTTGATGATGATAAGAAAGCATTTATACTTGGTGGTTCTTCTCACGACTTTGGCTATGCTAAGATGGAAGATATTAAAAAGTGCATAGAACTTGGCAATGTTTACGGAAACAGTAGATTGAGCAGAAAGATGGACAATTATAAATTTTTCTATGACACCCAAAGTGAATTGATAGCACTAAACTAAGAGCTTGTATATAACATCGAAATAAGCAACGTTTTAATGTTGCCTTATGAAGTGTTAGAAGCCGTTTTAATGGCTTATTTTTAAATTAAAACAAAACAAAGATGGGTAAAAACATTTACATAGGAGACATTCACGGAAGAGACATTTGGGAACAAATTGTTAAAGAACATAAGGATGCTGACAACATTGTGTTTATTGGTGATTACTTCGATTCCTTTAATATTGATGGATTAACCCAATTACGTAATATTGGCAGAATTGTAGAATTCAAGAAAGACCAAGAAATAAACTCAACAAA